GAATCGTATGTACTGTCATTGGCTACGTCCTTACTGAATCGCAGGCCAAGGATCGTCGTTCCTGTCTTATTGATTGCCGAAGTGTCCAGCACGATCTCGTTATACGCACTCTCCACGATGTCAGCGACCGCAATTTCACCCAGGACGGTAGTTCCGAATTGGTCGAAGTCTCCAGTGATTAGCGAGCTTTCGGAAGTTGGCGTTGCGGATACGACCTGGAGCTTCATGCCTCCAAAGGTATCAGCTTTCACGTTGACGTAGAGGAACAGCGAGGCCGCCGTGACTGTGCTGCCGTCTGGAATGTCTGCCGTCTCGGGGAAGAACAACATCCCGCGTGCGATCGCGACCCACAAGTCGCTGTCGGTGCTCGACTCGACCTGCACGTAGATCGTATCGCCCGTGTAGTCCACTCCGCCTCCGAACGTCGCCGCGTCGCTGGCGTCGTGCAGCTCTGCCCATGTGTATCCACCAGTCTCGCCGCCGGGACCGCTGGTGATATAGCCGTCATTGATCCCTCCAGTCCCCGATGGTGAACTCGACGGCGATGACGACACGGAGGATGAGGGAGATGGCGAGGACGATGGAGTCGAGGACACAGAAGCAGAAGGCGACGAAGATCGCGAAGCCGATGGCGACGACGACGGGGTGGATGATGTCGAGTGCGACGGTGTGGCTGATGGCGACGAAGACAGGGACGTGGAAGGCGACGACGAAACAGACGCCGATGGCGAACTGGACGGCGAACTGGACACGGACGCGGAGGGCGTTGCAGATGGTGAGCTAGAGACCGATGCCGACGGGGATGACGACACGGATGCAGATGGCGACGACGATGGCGAAGGCGTTGTCGAAGGAGACGATGACACGGACGCGGATGGCGATGGAGAGGAAGACGGGGACGATGACACAGACGCGGAGGGCGTACTAGAGCCGGACACGGACGGCGAACTAGACGGCGAACTTGACAGCGACGACGACCGGGAAGCGGAGGCGGTGCTTGACGGGGAATGCGACCGGGACGAAGAGGGTGAGGCCGATGGCGAGAGGCTTGCTGAAGGTGTGCCGGACGGCGAACTTGACAGCGACGACGACGGCGTGGACGACGCCGACGCAGACGGGGACGGACTGGCCGATGGCGACAGCGACGAGGACGGCGAGGAAGACACCGAAGCCGATGGGGACGATGACGGGGACGGACTGGCCGATGGCGACGATGACGGCGTGGCTGAAACGCTGGCCGAAGGACTGCTGGATCGCGACGCCGACGGAGACTGGCTGCTTGACGGGGACGTTGAGGGCGATGTGGACGGGCTGCTCGATACGCTGGCCGATGGCGTCGAGGAGGCTGAAGCTGACGGTGAACTCGACCGAGAGGATGACGTTGACGCCGATGGCGTTGCGGATGCCGAAGCCGACGGGGACGTGGATGGCGAAGACGATACGGACGCTGACGGCGACGCGGACGGGGAACTGGATGTCGAGGCTGACGGCGACGACGAAGGGGATTCCGACGGGGACGCGGAAGGCGAACTCGACACCGATGCGGACGGCGATGACGATGGCGAACTCGAAACTGACGCTGAAGGTGACGTCGAGGGAGACGCCGAGACGCTGGCGGATGGTGACGTTGGACCTTGCTGCACAATAGAGACGGCAGTTCCTCGCCACATTCCAGAAGGCGTCGTGTTCAGCCGCAGACCCTCGAAGGCCCACTTCTCGGTCGATTGAAGCCAAATGCAGCACCACACCGACCGGATGCGAGGGTAAACCATGATCGCCCGTCCGCTGGGCCATCTCCCGCTCGCCTTCACGTAGCTCGAATAGCTGTTTCCAGCCTGGAATGCCTCGATCGCCAGTTTCGCGTTGTCCGCGGCTTCCTCGGCCGTGTCGCCCGTCACGATCCTCCAGTTCACATTCCCGCCGCCGGCCGCGAGCATGGAGTGCATATTCAGAATTCGCCCGAAGTAACCAGGGCTCGACAGTCTCAGCGGTCCGATCGCGACGTGCGACTGGATCGCTGCGCCGTCATCGTTGTCGCCGGTTGCTTTGCGGACATATCCGTCAGAACCCCCGAGCAGCAATTCACCCCTGTGCCGGCAAACAACGCGGGGTGAGTGTGAGTTTTGGAGTCTCATCGGCCAGAACGATTCCGTGGCCAGCTCGTAGATCCAGTGCGTGTCGCTTCCGTCTGCCGTTCGCAGGTAAATATGAAACGCCGGACGGTCATGGTCGTAGCCCATCGAAACTACGGTCGTCGGGACGATGATGCTTTGCAGTTCGTCGGGAATCACGTCGGACAGCGGCTTCAGGCCAGAGCCGTCCGCTTGCACCTGATACAACCCGTCTCTTCCTAGGAACACGATCGTCGAGTCGATCTTCACCCACGCCTTGGAACCGATGATCCCGACAGTCTCGGAAATCCGCTGCAATGTCCCGTCGCCGGCCGGATCGCCCTTCACCACCCACAGACTGCGCGAAGTGGCGCAGATCAGATAGGCGTCCATGCAGGGAATCATTGCCGTCGGGGCTGCTCCAATGTCGGAACTTAGCGACAACTGAAACGCCAGTGCCCGCTGCTGGTCGGACACTTCGGCCCCGGCGTAGAAGTCGCCGTACACCCCCTGGCGGCTCATGTAGATCGCGTTGTCCTGGCCGGACATGCACAGACGGTCTCGGTACATCGCTCCGAACGTGCAGTTGGTCGGAATCGTCCCGGCAACCGCCTCCAGGTCTTCCAACTGACCTGTCTTGGGGTCGAACTTCGAGATCCCGCTACTCGTGACCGCAAACACCTTCTGCTGGCCAGAGACCAGGAACCCCGAAGAAATGGTGGCTCCTTCGCTGACGACGATCGGAACCTCATCTTCGTCGGTGATGACCTCGCCGCTTTCGTTTGTCAGGTAAGCGACCGGAGTGGAGACGGTCCCGTTCTCGATGGTCCTGATAATCGAATCGACCAGCACCACCAGAATCTCCCTGGCCCCTTCCGTGGCGCTCGACACGTTGATTGAAGCCATGTCCGAAATCACCGAGCCCAACACGGTGTTCACGAACTTCGTCAATCCCGGCCGGCTTCCGCCACGCAGGCGGCGATCAATGGGATCTTCCGCGCGGACATTCACGGCCCAAGGCGTAGGCCACGGACCCTGATTACCGGGAATCTGTCGCAGCGTTTGACGCCGGACGATTCCCCGCATCGGCCATAGGATGTCTTTGGTAGGCATTTAGTGCCAATCAGGGACGGGTTTGAAGTGTTCGATCAACCAGGACAGAGGACGCTTTGCATGAGGCGACTTGCCTTTAAGCCATAATTCGCGCGAGTGCGCCCGCGCTGCGTCGATCTGCCGCTGATTGATCGGGTAAGGCCAGCTCGATTCTCCATTCTTGCCGAAGTTGCCCGTTCGGAAGAGGTGGGCGATCCAGGTGCCGAGGTGAGTTACCATCCTCCCGCCAGAGAGCCATGCTTTGCAAGCCAATTCTGTCCCGTACTGACCCCAGCTTCCGTGCCCCTCGTCCATGCCGCCCAGTTGCCAGAACCGCTCCCGCTCCATCAGGAAGCAGCACCCGATGCAGCTCATCGTCTCGGCGATCCCAGTCGGCTCCTGCTTCTTGAACGCTTCCGTGTGCCGGTAGCCTCGCCAGTATTGGAAGTGAAGCTCCTTGTCGAATCGCCACGTTACGGTCGGGGCGTGCTCAAATCTCGGCTGCCACACCATGACCTTACTGAAGTCCGTGCCCTTGCACTCCTTGCAGGCCGCCGGCATCGAGCCCTGCTCCTCTCGCTCCCCACAGGCGTTGCAGTGCCAATCGAAGACCTTGAAGCGGTGCATCGCCGGAATCATCGTCATGTCCGGCTCCATCTTCTCGATCAGCTTCACGTCGAAGCCTTCGTCGGTTCCGCAGTGGGCGTCGAGCTTCATAATGTATTTGGCTTTGCTCGCCTGCGCGCCGATGTTGGTGGCCTCTCGCTGGCCAATCGCCTCGCCAAGATGAATCACCTGAAGCCTGGGATGCTGAACAAGAGGCGGGTTCGGCCAATAACCATCGCAGACGGAAATCACTTCCGTATCTTCGCTGCTGTGCGCAAGCACGTCCTCGACGGTGTGCCGCATGAATTCTTCATTCCGGCCAGGGACGATCACCGAGAGTAGCTTAGCTCTGCCCACTTCGTTTCCTTTGCTGCTGATGCCAGAAGTTGCGACTGGTCTTCCGGGTGAGTGTGTGGAATAGTCCCTGCGGGTCAGCGTCCACGTCGCCAACGTACTTCCCGTTGGGGAACATATACATCGTCGGTCGGTGAGTGCAGACGCACGAGCCCTCGCCGCCGTTCTTCATTTCATACGTTCGCCAAGTGCTGCGCCACGCTCGATCCTCTCCCTGCGGATAGGGCCGCTCGAATAAGTCCTCGCGGTAGCCGCCCAGATCCCAGAACAGGTCGCGGCGCATGGCGAAGTTGTTCGGCAGGGGTCCGAACTTAAGCCCGGCGTCTTTCGGCAAGCCATATTTCGCGAGCACGTCCCGGTCTTGAGTCAGCCTGCCCTTTTCGTCGAGGATGCCGAACTCGCGGGTGAACTGCACCTTCTGACCGCCGAAGCCGCGCACGAAGTCGATCAGCTTCCGGTCGGCAATGTGATCGAGGTCGTACATGAGCAGGTATTCGCCCCGAGCCAGACGAGCCCCGGCGTTTCTGGCCAGCGCCCACGTCCAAGGCCGCTTGTCGTTCGTGCGGTGAATGATCGCGTTGTGGCCGAAGTCGTTTTCGATGGGCGGGTCGCTGCCGTCATCGACCAGGATCAGTTCCGTGTCGCCAGGAAGGCCGATGCGATCGAAGTGCAGCAGTTGACGGCGAACCACTTCATGGCTGTTGAGAACCGGAATAACGATCGACAAACGCATTTGTTACGAGCCGAGCCCGGCCCGCTCCGCTCCCCGCTGCCAAAACGCAGTCGGTTCCATGTCCCGAGTCACGTACCACGGGTCAATCCAGTGGCAGTGAGCGTAAGCGTCCACGGCGTTAATCACCCCGGAGAGCCCGAATCGGCAGTAATCGTGAACGAGCACCAGACCGCCTTCACGGACCTTGGGAGCCCATTTGATGACGTCCTGAACGGCCGCGTCGAAGGAATGGTCCCCGTCGATGTGAACCCAGTCGAGCGAACCGTCATCGAAATCGCCCACGGCGTCGAGGCTGGCCTTGCGGAGAATCTTGAAGCCGGCATTCTCGGCGTTTACCAACGCCCCGGCGTAAATCTGGTCCTGCCGAGCTTGTGAGACGCGATGGTAAGCCCGGTACGGGTCGATGCAGGTCAGGTCGAGATCGACAATGTGCTCGCGCCACAATATGCCAGAAGCCCCGTAGCGGCAGCCGATCTCTACTGCCTTCGTGAGCCCCATGTCGTTCATCGTCTTGGCGAGGGCCACCCGCCCCATCCCGTCACTTCGACGGCGATACCGGGACGTGGCCAGCATCGGCAGGTTGTCCAATCCGCCTATGAAGCGGAAGTGTTTATCAAGTTGCTTCCGCAGGTCGAGCATCTGCTTTGACTCCTTCGTTATAAATTGCGGCAATGTCAGCCGCCTTGCCCCAGTAAGGTATCTCGATGGCTTTCAACTCGCCCGGCTTACGCGACAGCTTCGGAGTGCCAATATACGTCGGAGATAGCCCTTGGGGGTGGCACAGATTCACCATCGGGTCGATGCAATGCCATTCGACCAGTTTGTTCCTGCGAACCTTCAGAACTCCCTCGACTTCCCGACGGCCGATTTCCCCGGTGTAGCTATTTCCGTTGGGATATTTGTCCTCTCGCTCTTGGAGGGCGTCCACGACAAGCTGCCGAGGCCCGATCATCGTGAAGTTGCCGTGCTTCCTGATTGCCGAGAAGAACGGTCTCTCAGCCCACGAGAACACGGACCATCGCGACATATCGTAAGCCACTGCATCATCCGGCGGGCGAAACTCGCTGAAGTGTCTTCGCGGATAGAGCGTGTCGTCCTCCGCCACGGCGACGTACTTCGTTTCCGCCAGCTTGGCACCGCGAAGCAACTGACGGTACACGTTCCACGAGCAGAATGGGCCTTCTTGCATCAGGTACTTCGTATCCTTCCTGTCCAGCTCCATCTGCTGCCTGGAAATGACGACCATCGGATAGCCACCTGCAGCGCGCAGCAAGGCGTTCAAGTGGAACTTCTCCCAACGTGCCGGCAGCACGTTGAGAGTCAGGAAGATGATCGTCAGGTCCATCACTAGGTCGCCGATGGCGAACTCGAAGGCGACGCCGACACTGAAGCCGACGGCGATGTCGAGGCCGAAGGTGACGACGAAACCGATGCGGATGGCGACGTCGAGGCCGATGGTGACGTCGAGGCCGAGGCTGATGGTGTTGACGACGGCGAACTGGAAACAGACGCCGAAGCGATCACCGTGGCGACGTTGCCTTCCAAGATTTCCCAGCGATAGACACCAGCGCTGACCGTAACGGAAATAAGCGAGAGGAAATCGCTCGCGTCCGCGAACGTGGCCGTCGTCTCGCCAGCGACGTTGCATCCGCCAGTCGCCGTGACTGCGACGTTTCCGCCGCCGTCTGTGCTGAGCCGCAGCACGAGCCGGAGCCCCATCTTCGTCGGCCTAGCGAGCGTCCTGGTTTCATTGGATGCCCCCGACACCATCTCGCAGATTTGGAGATCAGCGACAGCGCGAATGACCCGCGCGTTTCCGGGGTCTTTTAGCAGCTTCGGCCCGCGGTACAAGTCGCGGTGAAGCCGGGAAGCGGGTGTATCGCTCATGGTAAGCCTTTCAGGAACAGGTGCCGTGGCACCAGAGGAGTTATGCCGAAATCGTGACGCCGACGTTGCCCTCGAAGACTTCCCAGCGGTAGCCGGTAGTATGCTTCACGGAAATTAGCGACAGCAGATCGCTCGCGTCCGCGAACGTGGCTGTCGTCTCGCCAGCGACGTTGAAACCGTTTGATGCCGTGACAACGACGTCACCGCCGTCCGTCATCAAGCGAAGCACGAAGCGGATTCCTGATTTGGTTGGGTTGGCGAGAGTGCGGGTCTGGGCAGCAGTCGAGACCATCTCGCAGATTTGCAGGTCTTCGGTGACGCGAATGATCCCAGCATTGCCGGGGTCTCGCATGCTCTTGTCGCCTCGGTAGAGGTCGTGGTGGACTCGGTGGGACATGAGGAACAGTTCCTTTCGGAAAAGAGGAGGTGGTGATTAGCTTTTGCCCTGAATTTTTGCGGTTCCATTTGCGCCGGCGGGAATGATCTTTACGAAGCCAGCAGCATACACGGCCGATGGGAATTGTATCCAGTGCCCTTCGTCGCCGGTGACGTCAACCAGCAGGGCGGCTCCCGTGTTGTCTTTGATGTAATCGTACTCCCCATCCTCTTCGTCGCAGGTGTAGAACGTCAGCGACGTAACCCCCGCTGGGATCTTGATTAAGCAGTCCGCCACCCGGCGCATGTCCAGCACATCGCACTGGTCAATGTCGGCGTGCATGACCAGCGACACTGCGCCCCATTTGCGGGCCATGCCGTCGTTCATCCCAGAGCTTCCGAGTTGTTTCTTAGCCATATTGACCTCTTAGTGTTAGTGATTTGTGTTTCGCGCCCTGGACTCATACTCCAGCGAAAACTAGTAGGGTCGGAGCGTCCGGTGGTTCATGCCAGTTCGGCCGGTTGAAGCCGCCACGTATCCCATCGCCCCAATCGTCACGCCGTCGTGGCCGGCGTCTTTGAGAGCCGCGGCGGTGACTGCGAACCCAGCCCTGACCCAGTCGTAAAGTCCAGTATTGTCCTCTGTTAGCAGGCGCGGACTGGCCAGAAGCAGATCACGGCCAGCGGCGAAAGTGGAATCCTGGCCTTTGCTCTGTGCCCAAGTTGCAATCCCACGAGTTCTGTCGAAAAACGGATCGGAAGCTAACGATATATCATTACTTCCAGGCACAGCCGAAAAATTACCAATGTATCCATTGCCAGAATTTACATATCCGCCAGGAGGCAGCGGTGAAGTCGTTACGTCAACATTGTAGGAGCCGTTGTAATCCGCGTTTGTTGGTGATACGACATCCTGAGTGCCACCGGAAGTGGTGTGATCCGTATCGCGAATCTTTGCCCCTGAGTAAACGAGGTTACTTTTTAAGATCGCTATAGCTCCGGCACTGAGATTACCGCCGTGGCTATAGTCAGCAATCAGATTGGAAGCTGTGTTGTGCGCAATTGAGTACGGCCCGTTGCCGGTGTGTATCGTCACGAGAACGCCGGAATATACACTCGGCAAGTTGGACGGAAGTGTCAGGTTCCCCGTGATCGCTACTGCCACCGCAGTTGAGTCAAAGACCAAACAGTCGCCGGCGTCTGCTTGGGTGCCGCTTAGCGCGACAGCCTCGAATACATTGTCCTTCACCTCTGTCGTGTTAGCCCCTGAGTGTGATATGTAGTGTGGGTTATCAATCTCACTAGAATTTAGGTAGTAATTTCCTTTGTGCGGGCCGTACAGTGTCAGTCCAGAGATTCCGTAGAGCAGGTTGTTGAGAAAACTATCGGAGCTTGTCCACGAGGATGTTCCGTCTATCGCCAAATTGCTCGCCACGTTTCCAACAAACTGCGTTTTGCTCGTGAAATCCGCGAAGCGAATTCGTGCGTCGAATGAGTTGTAAGAAATAACAGCCGCGCCGGTAGCTGATGCTGAATAACTAAACAAAATCGAGTGCGTAGTACCAATGTCGGTTCGCAGGACCGATCCTGAGTGCGTGTTATCTCTATAGGTGGCGTCAACGCTCATGTTGCCATTGCCAATGTGCTGCTCGCTACAGCGGGTGAAAGTGCAGTTAGTCACACTAAGCGTCGTCGTAGCCGAACGTGATTGACTGATGAACCCATACCGTGTAGCTGTTCCGAAGTCGATGAAGTCGGTGTAACTGGCCACGAACTTAAATGGGTGGAAATCAACGGTTGTGTGATATCCAGACAAGCCGCCAAGGCTCTTGTCCACCCACAATGTGGTGCGGCTGCCGCTGGTGCCGTTAACGACCAGAGCGCCGCCGGCATCGCCACCACTGGCAGCACGCCAGCCGTACTGCTGTCCAGACGGCGGTAAGAACTTCCAGTCGCAACCCGCTCCGATTTGGAGCGTGTTTATTCCGCCAGAAGCATCGGAATCGAAACGAACGTCGCCTTTACATACGACTGATACACCGTCAGCTACAGCCAGCGTTTTTGCGCTACTCCCAAATTGGATTGCCGGCGTTCCGGCGGAACTTGGCGAAGAACCGATAGTTATGCTTGCGGTGACAGTGACGTTGTGCGAAATGGTTACGGTATCGCCGTCGCCTGGAACGCCTACCTCGTTCCAGGTTGTTTGCCCAGACGCGGACCAATTGCCGCTCGCCTTGCTGGTGAATGCTGTCATTTCAGTTTTTCCGCAACGGCTTTAATCGCGTCCGCCAGATTTGCAAACGCCGACTTAATCTGATCGCCCGCATCTGCACGAGTTTTAAGGTCGGCAACCTTCGCCGCAATATCAGCGATGAGCAGCGTTGCCTGTTCGATTTCAGCTTTGATTTCGTCCATTGGGTCCGGTTCCTTGTTGGTTAGTACTTCTGCTGAGTCGGGTGAGACTTGCCGATAGGTGTCGTCCACCGCTTCAAAGTCACGGCCGAATAGCTTGCTGCGTTCAGTGCTGCTGATGTTTGGGAATAGCGGGTAATCCCTCCACCGTGCGTCATACGTGAAACAGATTTCCCAGCGTATGCCGTTATCCGCCACGTACATGCCGTACTTTTTGAGCGTGCGGACAATGGTTCGTTCGTGCGGCCACAGTCCGGTTTCGTCGAAGTCTTGGCGAAGTCGAACACGCATCCCCATTGGGGGCGAGGTCGGCGCTCCCGAAGTAGTCGAGTGCCGTGCCGGCCAGATGTGCGGCCCCCGAAGCTTCGTGAACTTCAATGTGAATCTCAGAGCGTGCGGAATCTCGGTGTTGTTGGCCGTGGCTTCCACCAACTCGTCATACCCAATCAAGAGTGGAGCGATCGGCAAACCGGCTGCGTCGGCACTCGTCCACTCGTCCTGTCGCATGGCATAGCTGCTCAAATCCCAGCGGGCATAAGTTCCGCATAGGTACGACTGTGGGCCTACTCGTTTCAGCCGCCATAATTCGTGGAGGATGTTGCGGTCCAAGTCCACAATCGAACAATGTCGGTCGGAGAATTTGTCATACGGAAGTGGGTCTTGCTCGATTACAACATCATCGGGAATGGGGATGCCGCCGCTTGGGTCGTCTGATTCGCCGGGGTACGCCTCTTGGTCTGTGTGGAAGCCAACTGTAGCCAGTGGAATCGAATCGCCATGCACGTAGATACGTGGCAAGCCCATCAAGTACGGCTTGTCATATTCGTCGTAGGGCAGGCAGTATGTCGGGTATTCGGTATTCGCGTAGCTGTGCCCCGATTGCATCCACTCACCATGCTTCGGGTGAATCGGCGATTGATCGCATGGCTGATTCCAAACGGCTGCGGGGCCGAATAGTTGCATGTCGCGGGTCGTGGCTACTGCTGGCATTGGGAGTTTGTGGAGGTGGATTTGGGGTCCAGGGCGCGGGTTGTGAATTACAACACGTCTCCATCGAGAGTGAGGCCGCCGATCAGCGAAGCCCGCCATGAATCGTAATCATGTCCGGTCCCTCGCCTTTCGCCTCTTGGCATATCTGGCCCCAGGCTGGTCGGGCTCGATTTCTCCAAGTCTGCCGCGATCGCCAGTGGCAGCATTTCGATGAATCGCTTCGTGTGACGGCCTTCCTGTTCGTCGTAGTTTCGCTCGGCCGCCGCCAAGCACGCCTCGGTGATGAGTTGCGACAGCGTTTCCCCGCCGACTGGGTATTTGTTCGTTGCGTCGATCATCGTCGGCCGCAAGATCATCGGCACCTTGAGCACGTAAGCCGCATCGGGAGTCGGGTAGAACGCCAGCCGCTTCCGAGATCCGACCGTCGGATCGAACTCGACTGTCCGTACCGAGTATTTCCGCGGCCGACCTGTGATCGGGTCTCCCTGCTGCATCAGACGGACGCCCGTGTCGTGGCACTGCTGGACGGGATGGTAGCACTCAGACTGTCCGGGCTCGTAGTGTAAGTCGCTGTCGCCAGAAATGGCTTCAAAGCCTGTCGGCAGATCGTATTCTTGTCGCCCCAGTTCAAACGCAGATCCGGCGGCTTCCGCCACCGAAACGTCTTCGAGCGTGATTTGGCTATTACTGTCTCGCGTATCAACGTCGTAGTAATTGTTATCGACCTTGAGCACGCCAGAAGCCGCCCAGGATGGCCACGTCCCGCCGGCCAGCGTCACCACTCCCGCGACAATCGTTACAGTCCCGGTGGCGTAAGGGGCCGTCGTCGTGATCTCTCTGATCGGACGGAAGAACGACCAGGGATGCGCTGCGTACACGTCATTCAATCCGTGCTCCATGCACCGTTCGATCTGCCTCGTCTGCTCAGACACAAATCCAGTCACGATCCCAAACAACTGCTCGCCGATCTCGGCCAGCAGGGTATCGTAGCTCACGGTCAATTCGACTGGGGCAGGCATGGGATGCTCCGAACCGCCGGCGCGGCTGACGTATGAAGCCAGCCGCGCTAGAGGCTACACGATTTTACATCATTTGCGCCGCGCCCCACCAATCCATCTTCAAGGTCAGCGCGGCGTCTCCGGCGACGTCCTTGATGCCGATGACGGGGGCCATCGGGACGGAGCTTGTCGGGAACGTGGCCGCAGCGATTTCCGCCGCAGTCAGCCGCGCGGGGGCGATCGTTCCGCCGGGCATGGCACCGTTGACGTAATACTCCACCGTCCGTGGGTGTGCTCGATACCGGAAGCCGAGCTTCACGTAGGTAGCCGCGACCGCCGTGTGGAGCGAATCGAGCTTCGTCTTCGTGCTGCCGTCCTGGGCAGTCTGTGAAGCGGCTTTGTAGCAGCCGTCCCACGCCGCGCCTTCAGCCGACAAGTGCTGGAAGCCGACCCCTGCGAACGTCGAGGCCAGGAGGCCCGTCGTGTCCGCGAAGATTTTGTCGGTGATGCCGGCACCATTCGAGGAATCGGCCAGTGCCAGCCCGGCAAAGATCGACCACTTCGCAGCGGTGATCGCGGAGACCGCGAACCGACACTCGAAGACGAGATCCTTGTGGACGTTGAATTCGAACGGAGCAGAGATTCCACGGCCCCACTGGAGGACAACTTCGTCGTTGGCCGCGTTGCCGTCGATCGCCAACTGAATAATCCCCTTCTCGGTCGCGGTGTCCACGATCTGCTCGACCGTACATCCGGTGCCAATCAGCTTCAGGTACGGAGAGATCAGGGTCGTCGTCGGCACCGTGAAGAAGTTGTCGAAGAACCCGAACGACGGATTGCCGCTCGCGTCAGGTGCGCTCGATCCGCCGGGGAGAAACAGCGATGGCGAGGCGAATCCCCTCCACAGCCGTCCCGAGGGCAGCCGCGAGTCGAAGTCTTCAAAAGTCGTATTCATCGTTCAGTCCTTTTCAAAAGTGGTCCCAGCCAAGGGTGGGCATTGTCCCTAAGTGAAGCAAAAAATGGGGGCTCCTATTTTCCGTCGCTGCCCCCGTGCGACGCTACGATCGTACCTCAAGGGTACGATTAGGCAGTTTCAGTTACGGTTTCCGTGCAGTAGCCGCGGAAGTTGGCTCGGCGGTTGAAGCATACCAACTGAACCGAGTCGTCCATGCAGCGGACGCGGACGTTGCTCATGTCCGGGTGCTGGAACGCCTTCCGCTTCCGCATGACTCGGCCGGCGGCTCGGTAACACTTGAACGTGCTCCAGTTGACACCCAGGATGATACCATCCGTGCGGGCGTTCACGCTGGAAGCGTTCGTCCAGGCCGGAACCCAGTTCATCGGCACGCCACGAATGTAAACCGACCCGGAGTGGGCGGCCATGTCGTCGCCGATGTTGTCGTTGCCCAATTGGAGCAAGCGACGGCCAGCGGCGAGGCGACTGTGCGTGGTCAGCAATTCCCAATTCGGCTTGCCCTGGGAAACGATGTCCGGCCGTTGCACCGGCGGCTCGAATTGGCAGAGGTCCATCGAGTTGATGGTCTTCTCCACGAAATCGTCGCGATCGACAACCGTGTAAGGGAAGGTGCGATTCTTCCACTGATCGTAGGTCGCGCAGGAAATGCCGCCGACGCCGTTCGATCCCCAGCCAAGGGGCTCGCAGCCGTCGAAGCCTTCTTCCGAGTTGTTCTCGGTCGTGCTGTCATCGGTGGCAGTAATCCACCAGAGCAGCGACACGGGCGGAAACGGGGATTGCGTCGGGCTCGACGGCCCAGGCCCGAACATCAGGTCTTCCATGCCGGTGTAGAACGACGTCATGAGGTCTCTTTCGAGACTTTCCATGTAGTCGTAAATCTGCCGGCCACCCGTGCGGAAGATTTCTTCGTCGATGTCGTAGTGATAGTTGTTGGTCGTGAGACCCCACTTCAGCGAACCTTCGCTGAGGACGTTCACGCGATCCGACGAATCCCGATGGTAGAGACCGACGACTTGGAAGTTGTCGTTGGTGTTTACCTTCAGCTTCCACTTGCACTGCGACGTTGACATCGTATCTTTTGCAAGATTCTTGTCGAACAGCCGCGAGGCATACTTGTAACTTTGCAGCGGCAGGGAAATATCCTGCGCCGCCATTTTCTCCTCACCAGCGAATTTCTGGTGAATGGAATTGACGAAATCGTCAATTTGTTCGATTCCGAGAGCCATGTGCCGACGTCCTTATTTCAAGCCCGCTCCATCTCCTTGTAGAGACGGTCGGCTGCGTCCCTGGGGTCTTCCAGAGGATCTTGCGGACGGGTTACCCCTCCGCCTTGCCGGCCGTTGCTCTGACGGGTGATTTTGCGAGTGTGGTTTTTGAGTTCTTTTTTGCTGAGGTCATCCGCGAACACCATCCGGGCGACGCGACTGACCAACAATTCCGAGAGATCCGTGGGACGCCCTAGCTGCGCCAGGCCGAGCATCTGAGCCTTGACGGCCACATGCAGGTCTTTGCGTCGCTGGAGCTGCTTGGCGTCTTCTCCGTCGGACTTACCGAACAAGTCGGTGTGCCCGAGGGAATCCACCAAGCTATCGAAGTGCTTCTCTTCCGCCCTGGCGTCGGCTTCATGGAAACGCGATTCCAGTGCTTCAAGTCGCGTCTCGTAGTGGTCACGCAGTTTCGTGAACTCATCCACGAGTGCTTCGTCGTAAACATCCTTGCTCAACGCGATCTCGTACTGGCCTTCCCTCACGGGCTTGGCCTCGGGCTCTGGCTTCTTCTTGAACTGACCCTTTTCGTTGCGGTCAGACTCGCCTTCCTCCGGTTTGTCCGTTTCGGCTAACGCCTTGCGGCCAGATTCCAGTGCTCGTTTGTCAAGAAGTCGCAGCGCCCTCTCTAACTCCTCGCGGCTGGCGAAATCGGCAAGCTCCGACTCCTCGATACCATACGCGGCCACCTCGCCTTTAAGGTCGTCATCCAGCCAATCGCGGCTGTCTTCCTTCTCGGCGGACTCTTCAACTTCGTCGGACTTTTTCTCGACGGTTGGTTTGATTTCTCTATGTTCGTTGTCGGCGTGCTCGGCGGTGATCTGTGCGTCACCCTTCTCTCCGGCCCGCTCTGCTTCCACTTCCTTTGAAACCTGCTCGACGTAGGTTTCGATGTCGTCGGAAGTGGATTGTTCGGTAAGTTCTTCGAGTGCCATATCAGGCCCTTTGTGCGTTAGCCGGGTAAATAGTTTTGTACTGCTTATGACGCTTGAATTTGCCGTCTTCAGAGTACCACTCGGAGAACGTGAGCGTTCCGCCGACCCCTCGCTCGGCTTTGCAACGGCAGGGCCCTTCGTGGCCTTTCTCGCGAACGCAGGTGCCGTCGTGGAATCCGTGCTTGATTCCGCACTTATCCATCCGAGTACCCCCCATCAGAATCGACCAGTCCTCTTACCGCAAGCAATTCCTTCCGTCCCCGCCGACTGGTGATCTCCAGTTGCCCGCTGTCCTTCACGGACACGCCTTGAATGTTGTGCTGCTTAATTACGTTCCGCAGTTCAGGGACCTGCGACTTCAGGCATCCAATGCCATCCGAGAGGAGCGGGTCGTGCGCGCGGTAAGTGTTCGACGTCATCGGGGGCGCGTCGAGCCAGTCGGACCTCTTGCCGGAACGAAATTCCTCCGGCGAGACTTCCTTGCCGTTGACGAAGTATTTCATGTGAGACACCCTCCCCGATGCCAACTCACTTCCAAGACGCTCACGACTCCGGGCATTGCCCTCGCAAGATCCAGGGCTTGCTCCAGGTTCTCCGCGCGAACGGTGCGCCACTCGTACTTCCAGCCTTCGAGTCGGACGTAGCAGTATGCTTCGCTCATGCTGGCCTCCGCGTCATGGCTGTCTTCTGCTGTCCGTTCAGTTGCGAACTTCCTCCGCCCAGCAACGACTGTATTAGTGAATTGGACCTGTTTTCAGCCGTCCCGCCGGTCGAGACGTTCCTGCGGACGGTCTCACGGGAAGTGACAGGCGATTGTCGCACCGTATTCTCGTCACCGCCCTGCATCATGGCTGGGTTGGCGAACGTGATGAACCGCTTGAACTCGGGGCGGTTCTTCAGTCGTGCGATTTCATCCACGATCGCTTCCGCGTCGAGCGTGGCACCGGACGCTTGAAACATCGGCCACAGCGGAGCAATCTGTTGGAGAACTTGGAATAGCTCTTGAAGTTTCTGCTCGGGAGTTTTGAAGACCATCGAGTAGGGCTCAACCTTGAACTCGTAGTCTTCAAACGCACCCACACGGCGATCCGGCGTCCAGTTACTTGAGACACGGATTCCACTGTTTCCAACGGGGATCGACGACTGAAGCTCAAGGGTATGGTCCTCCCACATCAACCTTCCGAGGTCGAGGATGCAGTCCGAAGCAAACCCGACCACGGACATTCGCATGTCGGCGACGTTGCGCGACAGGTTGCCCATCACCAGTTCTTCCTGGCCCAGCGTGGAAGCCTGCGGCCCGAGGCCGCCCATCGCTTGCAGGTTGCCGGCGAAGCGATCGTATTCGTCCTGAATGAACGTCGCCATCGCCATGTCGCGCTGGTCGATGCCGCCCATCTCGATCTGCTGGATGGATTTCGGATCGTTCATCCGGTGCCAGGAGTTTCGCTGCGCGGTTCGCATCTTCTCCGCGTCATCCGCGGCGGACGGCGGATAGACGTTCACGACTCGGTGCGCGTCCGAATCGGCTTCCATGCGACGGTGCAGTCGATTCTGGAGATCGTGCATCCCCTTCAGGTTGATCGCGGGCGAAGTGGGGATCACGTTGTCGGGAGTGTCACCCAGCGACAGGAACTTGTACGGCCCAGCTTGAGAGCCGGTCCAGTCCCGCTCGATCAACGGCGGTAAGTCCTGATCGCACGCCATCGTAACGACCGATTGGTTTTCGGCGATCCACACGTCCTGAAGCCAGATCATGTCCTTCAGGTCGTCGTCCTGGGATTGGCCGTGCTCGGAAGCGATGTCGCGAGCAGCCCCCGTCGAGTCATGCTGTTCGCGGCTGGTCGGCTTCAGCTTCGCCTTCACGGCCTTGTCGTAGCCGGGCTCGTCCATCACCTTCTCGTAATCAGCCCGGTAGCGATGCCCGCAGTACCGCATCTTCGAAATCTCTTTCGCGGGCATGTCGAGAATCAGATCGTCGAGGGAGACGCGATTCAGCCACGGCTGACCGGGGTCGAGCCACACATCCTCTTCCGATTCCAAGAGTCCGTGGAACCGCGTGTCCGTGTCGCGCATCATCACGACACCACAGCCGAGGCAGAAGAAGGCGTCGAGCACGATCGAGCGAAATGTCTGCGACAGGTTCATGTCGCCGATGAGCTTGTTCAGGTTGACCTCGAAGTCGCGCGAGAACTGCTCCGTGTCGTCGCGAGGACTGGAGACGAGTACCTGCGGATTGTTCGCGGCCAGGGCGACGGTATAGATGCGGGCCGTCTGGTTCATCAGGTTCACGAGCGTCTTATTCTTCGCGCCTGATTCCGAATACCACGAGCCCACATAGTCGCGGATGAGTTCTTTGCGGACCTTACGAAACGGCTCCAGGGCATCTCGTGAGGACTTGATCGCCTTCAGGAGACGGCCGCGCTTCTCGTCATTCTGAAGGTCGAACATTAGGACTCGCTGGGCTTGGCCTTCCCTCGAACGGAAAGGAGTTGTTTGGCGTGCGCCAGATTCAGCGCCGCTTGCGTGAACTTCAGGGCCTCGTCTGCCTTGATGTTCGTTCGAACCATTGTCACCAAGTTTGAAATCGCCGTGTCGATCTTCTCGTCCATCGGGTTTTACCTCCGAGTTAGAAAGAGACTACATCCGTAATCCCGAAATTGGGACTGTCGGAATTGACTCTACTTTGTTCCTGCTTCTCTCGCCAGAGAAAGCTGCCGTATTCGGGAGTTTGTCTGGTTTCATCGCCCGTGTCAATCTTGCCGTCCCGCTGCTCGGACGAATAAATCATCCAGGCGACGCCCGCCGCGATGCACCGATCGCCGTGATTCGTCTCGACGGCGTTGCGGTTTTTGGTGGGCGCGTGGATGATCTTTCCCTTCTCCCACTCATACTCTCCGCACTCACGAACCACGTCGGCGGAGCGCACGATGAACCGACCTGTCTCCATTCCCAGGGCCATCTTCTCGAACAGGTCCGCCTTGTCCTCGTTCGCGCGATTCGACCAGCCGGCCTTCCTTGACTTCCTTCGTGAGCCGATTTCAGGGACGTCTCGATAGTACACATTGCCGTAGTAAACGACCTCCAAAATCTCCTTCGCGAACGGAGCGGCCATGCCCGAATCTTCCCATCCGAGAAAGGCGTTCCTGAGCCAGAGGCACAAACCCACGACCACGCGGGCGAACTTAATCAGCTCCATGCCTTTGATCGCATACTCTCCAACCTGTTCACCAGTTCGATCGTCGATGATGCTCGCGACCGAGTTGGAGGCGTAAGCGCCATCCGAGCCGGCGGCCATGTCACAGCCAACCGTGAACGGACCCAGAGGAGGAGAATGATCTACCCCAGGCCGGAACCACAGCTTCAGCGGGCCATCTTCCCGGGTAATCAGTCCGGTGAGCTTCAGCGTGTCACCTTCGAACACGGGCTGCCCTTGCCACACCGGCGCTCGGACGTGCTCCCGTTTCACGCGGTCGAGGAGATCGGACGGAAACGCTTTGCCCACCGCGCCGCGAGGGTCACGATCGAGCTGCGAGGCAATCAGACGCGGAGTGCTGGTCGGGCGGAGGCACCGCATGTCGTACCACGGCGAGCGAACCCTCCCCTCGAACTTGAACCCCTTCCGTTCTAGTCGCCCGCGGAGATCGGGGTTCTCCTTGTGGTAGGCATCTACCGCAGTCTGGTCTTTCCGGTCGCGCGCGACCATCTTTCCATTGACCACCGTGTAGGCGTGCTTCCCGTGGATCGGGTTATCCTTCCAGTCCAAGACCAGATAGACGGAGTTCTTCGAGACGTCCGGGTTCTCACAGGCTTCGTGAAACACCCCGGCGTCGATATACCGCGCGCTAACCATCCTTAAACAGTTGGTAACGTCATGCAATGATTCCTGAACCGCCTCGTCCTTGCCGCCGCTCACAAAGTCTCGAGCGCCGGCCTCATCGACCGTGAACACCGTCTTTCTGCCGCCCGTCCCGACATCCTGGCCGGCCGAATAACCCACCAGCGAAGCGCCATTGGCCGGATTCAGCAGCGAGTGATTCGAGTAGCTGCGGTGCTGCTTCCAATCGAATCCGGTGGGCACCATCCAAAACGGCAGCCGTTGGATCGCCCAGTCCAATTTCCAGAACAGCGTGTCCGAGTCCGTCTTCGAATCGACCAAGCTCTCGTTCCTCGTCACATACCCCGCCGAGAACATGGGGTCGCGAAGCCATCTCCTCAAATCCACCCACAGATAGCCGAACGTCCCGCCCTGGGCTCGGCTCTTGTCCACAATCACGTCGATCGTCTCTTCCCTCGCCTCTGCGTCACTGACCGCCTGATCCATGCCGACGAACACCTTTTCCTGGTGGCACCACGGGATAAACGGCCGAATCTTCACCTTCGCGCGGGGCTCGAAGCTCCAGCACGCAAACGCCATCCAGAACAGCGTGTCCAACATGCATGCTTCGTAAAGGGCCGCCCGAAACCGCAGGTCCACCAGTGCTCGCTCGCGGCACCGAATCCTCCACTCAAGATTTGCAACCGTTTCTTTTGGGTATAGGTCGTGAAAAAGAGAGGGGGCCATGCGGAGAGTATCCGGCACAGCCCCCTTCTCGGTCAACCGCAGCAAACCCCGCCATAGCCATCCAAACCAGGGACACGCCTCACCTCACCTCGCCAGACCGCTCTCGACCTTGCAAGACCTGACCATACCAAACAGACCGTTACCGTACTATACAGACATAGACATCACACGGTATAAAACCGACAGTACCTTGGGATTACGTCGCCTCGCCCGCACTTGCTGCCAGCTTCTTCAATGGCTCTCGTTACATCCGTAGCATTCACTTGCTCATCGTCGAACGACACCTCAAAC